AGGTAAAGATCTTACTGATCCAGAACCAATATATGAAAAGAAAAGAAACCTACCTAGACTTGAAACCAGAAATTACGATGAAAGTTTATTAGTTGCTAGATTTAACGAACTAAATGAAAAAGCAAGAATTGACTCTAACAAACTTAGAGAAAATAATCGAAAGATGTTTGCCAATAATTTAAATGATGAAGAGTTGGGTAGACTTGGGCGTGAAGCGGCTATTTTTAAAATAAATAAAATAATTAAAGACCCAACAAAGCAAAACGATAGCTTTAAAGATATGGCAGGCGCGTTTAAAATTAAAAATGAGCTTCCATCAGATACAGCATTAATGACCGAAGATGAATTGGAGTTTTTGCATTATCAACTTTACAACCTTGAAGAGTTTAGAGGTATAAATTTACTTGCCAAAGATGACAAAAGAAAAGCTGATGAACTACTGTCTGCTAGAATGCAAACTGCTTGGACTAGAGAGCCATTGGGCGTAGAGGCTGTTCAGGAATATATGGCTTCAAATCAAGTAGATTGGCTAAATGAAGGTTTCAGAAGATATTACGGCAATTTAAATGCTGACAATATGTTACTTAAAATGGACATACTTGACGCCAGAAATGAAATGAAAAAAATGGAGCTTGATAATTTTAGTGGTGAGCAAGGATTTAAAAAAGCAGGCGCGCCATTTATGTCATCTCAAGACAAGTGGGTAGACCAAATAATAGGAAAATCTATTCTGGATGCTGTAAACAATCCAAGTGTCGATTATTTAACATTTCCTGACGATATAGGGGCAATTGCTAAAGTTACTGGAAAAAATATTGAAAATTTAGAGCCAGGTACAGAAAAATTTTATAAAAGCGACACTCAAAACAGATTAAAGAAATTTCTTAAAAAGTTTGATGTAAATCCCCCGATAGGACAAGTATTTTTAGACCCACCGCCAATAGCAGGTCAAAATACTAGTGAATCTTTTAGTTCAAGAGGTATTCAGATAACGCCAGAGTTTAGAGAATCAGTAATTAAAAAGGGTATACCTACTTTTGCACTTCCACCTGTAATTGGTTATGGTGCGTTAAATAGTATGGGTGAAAACGAAAACGGAGATCAAATGTAATGGCTAAAGCGGCAGTTAAAAAAGTAGCGCAAGCAGAGATTAGAGCGGCAAAGAGCTTCTTAGAACGCCGTGGTCTAAAGTCTGATGAAATATCTCCACGAAAGTTTGCAATAGCCGCTAAAGAGCTAGATAAAGGCTTTGCGGATACATTAAAGATACTGGCGCGTGAGTTGTCAGGTGGGAGCGTGTAATGGCTGATGAAGGTGCATTGTCTGGATTAATCAAGAAAAGAGAAGTTCCAGTAGATAGCGAAACACCAACTAGAGATAAGTTAAACTTGCTTATTTCTGAAAATACTCCGTTTAGCTACGAGCAAGTTGGCAATGTTATGGGTGGTAAAAACCAAGGTTTTTATGATATGGGATATTCTGATGTTACCATGTTTCCTGCCTTTCTAGATGCCTATGACGCTCAAAAAAGATTAGCACAATCAGAAATGACAGATAATTTTACAGATGTTGAAGAGGCTCAAGTGAAAAGCATTCCGTTTGGTCTTAAAGTTTTATCTCTTTTAACTGGAGAGGGATACAAGGCTTTAGGAATAGATTCTCCTGTTTTGCCATTTGATTCTTCCATAAATAAAGTAACTGATTACTATGATGGAAAAAAAATGGACACTGCTCTTATTTACGGCGCACCTCTTGGTGCTTTAGGATTGAAAGCAGGGGCTGTAAAATTTCTTCAAAACTTTAAACAATTTAAAGGATTGATGAATCAATGAACCGCGCAAGTTTTGGAAAGTTAATGAAAGGAGGAAGTAAAATGAAGTACGGAAAAAAGAAGGCTGTTAAAAAAGTTAAAAAGAAGGTAAAGAAGAAAAAGGCCAAATCAAAAGGGAGATATTAATGGCTTCAGAAAGTAAAGACGTAACTGTTCATGTTACAGGTGTCTCCATGACAGGAGGTGTCAAGAATGACAGTCAGCGATCTGCTCCAACAGATCCGAAAAAATCTGGAGAAGGAGAAGCTAGAAATAGCTAAAAGTATGGTTGAAGGTCGGATTTCCGATTTCAACTCATATCAAAAAAACGTGGGTATATCTGAAGGCTTAATGCAAGCGTCAGATATTATCCTCGAAACGATTAAAAATATAAACGAAGAGGATGTATAACGTGTCTCATCAACATGACAGAATATATAAAGACGAAGAAACTGATTCAGAGATCAGTTCAAAGCAACTGCCGATACCTTTAAATTGGAAGGTCTTGGTTCAACCTAATCAGGTTAAAACTAAAACAGCAGGTGGTTTACATCTGCCAACAATATCACAAGACAATGAAGAATACCTTACCGCTCATGGCACAGTTTGCGCCTTGGGTGATTTAGCGTATCGGGACAGAGACACTGGCAAGCGATGGCGTGCCGATGTAAGTCCAAAGGTCGGAGATCGCATAACCTATGGAAAATATGCTGGTCAGAAACTTGTTGTAAAAGGCGTTAAGTTCCTTCTGCTAAATGACGATGAAATAACATCTATTTTGCCAGAAGGTGTTGAAGTCGCCGCGTATGTAGGGTGAACCAAATGGTAGAAAGCAATGTAATGAAAGAAATCGAAGACGAAATCAAAAGGGCAAAAGGAAGCTCTGAAGATTTTGAAATCGAAGTCGTAGAAGATCCAGTTCAGGAAGCGGCTGAAGAGGCAAAGGATGTTGCAGAAGAAAAGCAACAAGCAAAGCCAGAGCAAGAAGAAGACGACTATGGGCCAAAAGTCCAGAAGCGTATTCAAAAACTTGTTAGTCAACGTAGAGACGCTGAAATACAGTCTCGACAAATACAAGAGCAAAATGCACAGCTTCAAAAGCGTCTAGAGCGTCTAGAACAAGGTTCTCAGCAATCCGCAGAGAAAATGTTCAATGATCGCTACAGCCAGACTAAACAGGCTTTACACAAGGCTGTGGAGGAAGGTGACACAGAAGCTCAAGTAAACTTCCAAGAGCAAATGGCTGATATGAGAGCGGCTATGCGAATTGCAGAGATGCAAAAGCAACAACAACAGCAACGTGCTGTATCTCCAACAGTTGGGCGCGCACAACAAGCTGTGCAAAACCCAGCTCCACAAAAAGCTATGTCGTGGTGGCAACAAAACAATTGGTTTAATGCCGCTGGCTTTGAACGTGAAACTGCGGCGGCTCGTGCAATTGATGTCCAACTTGACTTAGAAGGTTACGACAAAAATTCTGATGAATATTACGATCATCTAAACAATCGTTTACAAAAGGTTTTTCCTGAGTTATCTTCTGGATCAAGTCCAAGTAGACCACGAGCAAAAAGTAGACCACCAGTCGCCCCAACTACAGGCGGTTCGTCAAACTACAAGGGCAATAGAGTGAGAATGTCGCAAGAACAACTCAAAATGGCTAGAGAACTTGGAATCACTGATGAAAAAGGTCTTAAACAATATGAAGCTGAAATACGGCGTCAAAAAGGAGCCAGATAATGACTGAGAATAGAAATGTGCGCGCAGACGAAACTCGAAACTCTGTGAGAGATGAGCAAGCTCGTCAAGAAACCTCATGGAAACCCCCAGCACTTTTGGATGCACCCGAAGCTCGTCCAGGTTTCGTCCAAAGGTGGGTAGCTACCTCGATTCAAGGGAAGGATACGCCAGACAACGTATACAAACGTATGCGTGAAGGATGGGAAGCACGCAAAGCTGAGACTGTGAAGAGTAAGTTGTTTCCGACTATCAATCACGGACAGTGGGCAGGTTGTGTAGGAATTGAAGGAATGTTGCTTTGTGAAATGCCAGAAGAACGGCATAGATCAATGAAAGAATACTATTCTAGTAAGAATGGTGAGCAAAATGAATCAATTGCTAGTGATCTAGATGCTTTAGGACGACGTAACGGACAACCAATCTATCAAGAACGGAAGTCTTCCTCAAGTCGCGGTAGAAATCTTTCTGCCATGAGCGATTAACTCTAACGCTATAGGAGCGAAAAAATGGCAAATGTAGACGCCGCATTCGGGTTTGTCCCGATTCGTCACATGAGCGGTAATGCGCCTCGCACCAACAAATATACTATTGCAAGTGGACTTGCAGAAAACATCTTCAAAGGTGATATGGTTATTGTTGTTGCGGCTGGTACTATTACTCCTCATACTGCAACAGAAACCAACAACATTGGTGTATTCGATGGCTGTTCATATACAGCCGCAGATGGATCATATGTTTACAGTGAGTATTGGCCTTCAGGCACAGTTGCTACTGACATCATTGCTTATGTATATGATGATCCGTACACAGTGTTTAAAGCACAGTCTGCTGGAACTACTGCACAAACAAATATCATGAATTGCTGTGATGTTGTTGCGGGCGCAGGTTCGACTTTAACAGGTCAATCTGGATTTGAACTAAGTGGCACAATGGCGGCAGGAATAGCTTCTTGCAAAATCATTGCGCTTTACGATGCACCTGACAATGCTTTTGGTGCGAATGCGATCATGGAGGTTACTATCAATGAACACCTTCTTGGTACTAATGTCGCTGGTATTTAAGGAAGGATTTAAATCATGGCTATGAATAGAGCAAGTTTTGCTAAAATGCTTGAGCCAGGTCTAAACACCTTGTTTGGCCTCGAATATGACAGCTACCCTGCTGAATATGAAGCAGTCTTCTCATCAAACACTTCACAAAAAGCGTTTGAAGAAGATGTACTTCTATCTGGTTTCGGTACTGCACCAACAAAGTCTGAAGGTTCAGCGGTATCTTATGATGATGCTGGTCAACAATGGACTGCACGTTACCAACATGAAACAGTTGCTTTAGCGTTCTCAATTACTGAGGAAGCTGAAGAAGATGGTCAGTATGGCTCAATTGCTTCTCGTTATACAAAAGCACTTGCACGCTCAATGGCTTCCACTAAGGAAATCAAAGCGGCAAATGTTTTAAATAACGCAACTACTGCAAATGGTGGAGATGGTGCTACTCTTTTAAGTACAGCTCACCCAACGCAAAATGGTAACCAGTCTAACACGTTAGCAACAGCGGCTGACTTGTCTGAGACATCACTAGAGTCAATTCTTATCCAAATAGCGGATATGAAAGATGATCGTGGTCTTAGAATTGCCGCTCAGGGTA